CCTTTGGCAGTTCTTCCTTTAGTAATTCAAATTGTTTTTTAAATTCATCGTATTGTTTGCGAAATTCAACGTGCCTTTCTTGTTTGTTTCTAACACCATGAACACCTTTCAAAGCCCTTATGTGACTCCTAACTTGCTCAATGTTTTTATAAACACTTTTGTTTTCTGCATAAATCTTTTTTGCTAAAGTTAAATTCGCAGTGTTTGGGAACTTTAATAAATATTCCTTTGCAATATCGGATTTAATACTTGGTTGACCTGCCATTTATAAGTGAAATAATTGTGCCTCTGCTTTTCTGCGATTTACTAAGCCTTGTAATACCTTACCGCCACCCGTTGTATAGTGTGTTTCCCACCATTGCTTAAGGTCCTTAGACTTAGAATTAACTAACTTAAATAAGGTTTCGGACTTTCCGCAATTCCATGCGAATGAAACTAAGGCATCAAATTGATATTGGGTTAAATCTATTTTAATATTCTTGTTTACTATCGCCTCGTATTGTGGCAATAAATCCATTAATAATTCTTCCGCTTGTTGCTGTGTAATCTTATCGCCTAACTTTATTTTACTGCCATTTTTATAAAACGTATTTCCATAACCTATTGTAACTAATCCCGCAGGACAAGTATAAGCAGTTAGTTTGCAGCCTTCAAATTTCTTGATTAATCCTAAACCTCTAATTCCCGTTTTCATTGCTAAATAAATTAGTTAATTCATCAATAACTGCACCGCCAACTAATATCCAAAATGCCACCTTTTCATTGCCATTAACATAAGCAGAAACCGAGATGGTCGCTAATATTGATTTGATAGCTAATAGCCATCGTTTGACGTTCTTAGGTGTAGGTTCAAAGTAGTTTCTAAGTGATATTTTTTTCATCTCAATTCCTTAAATGTTTGTTCAAATCCAAATGATTTAATAAAGAAATAAGTTATCATTACACAAACGATAGTACTAATAAAACTATGTAGTATTTCATCATAAGAATAAGACAAACACACACACGCTAACGCATCAAAAATGAACTCTATTATTTTGATTCGATGTCCGCCATCATTTGGGAATGTATTCTCCCAATAGCCAATTTTATTTCGTGTAAATCTTGCATAAGACCACCACTCCGAATAACCATGTTTCTCATATAATGAATCAAACAAAATTATGCACTCAAACAAGGCTCGGCAATACCCACTTATCAAAGCGAATATTACACCCAGAATCATGTAGTCGAACTCAATCATTTCTTTAACCCCTTTTCAAAATCATCAATAGACTTATCTAAAATCATCTTGATTATCCAATTACAAAAACGAAATATCCAATAGATAATAGTACATATTGAGGCAATGGAAGCGAATAAAAAATTATGTTTCTCAAGTAAGGCTATGAAGCCCAATACTGAAACAAATATATCTAAAAATCTATGAGGCATTGTCTTCTAAAATTGGTTTGTAATCTATCTGTGGTAAGGAAATAAGTTTGTCTTTAATATCAATAAAATCCAAGTCTTCAATTACTGCAATATTGCAAACATACTTACCATTTGCATCTAAAATAAACTCTAAAATAGAACCGTTCTTATAAGTTCCTTCAAGTTCTTTTTTTTGTTTTAGTGTTGCTACTATTACTTTCATATTATACTCCTAAGGCTGTGAATGTATTTCTAATAAATGTTACTAAATTAGCGTTATCAATAGCACCTGAACCATGCCACGAAGCACCATGATACATAGTATCATAAGCCCCAGATGGTACAGTTTCATTGAACTCTGTTAACTCGGAAGTTGGACTATTAGGCAATGATACTGAAGTCCTTGTTACAGCATTGTAAACACCATTTATTATACTATAATTTTGAGTAGTCGAATTAAGTCTTTGACCTTCGCAACATACCCATCCACTTGTTACCACACTTGTATTTGCTGCACCATTGGTATCATTGTTATATGCAGTTGAAAGGTTTATATCTCTTAATAATGATAACCTGACAACAGAACCTTGTCTGCTACCCATACCTCTTATAGTTGATGCGAATGGTGGATTTTTTACAAAGTAACCATGACTTAACGAATTTAAAGTTAACTTAACTGCATTTACAGATGGATTATAATTCAAGTTTAAATAACTCGTTCCACTTGATTTAACACCATTGATGTCAAATGTTGGACTACTAACAGGTGTTATTAATGTACCTCTTATTATGCAAGTTCTTTGTGCAATACTATTGCTTAATCCTGCATAAATATTAAGCCTATCTAATTGAGTTAATATAGAACCATTAGCAACCGCAGGCTTGAAGAAATTATCATCAATCGCTGCAAGTTCAGCATCTGTAATACTGCCACCATTAGCTACTATGCTTGCTTTCCATGCTTGTGCTTGCTGACTTAATCCGCTGCTATGAACAAATGGTAAACCTATCGCTATCGTTGGAAAATTAGCCATTAATTATACTCGATTACTGAACCACTCGACAATGTATAAGCAGTAATTTGAAAGCCTGGATTAGTTGGTAAATATGTACCTGCTTTAATTGTAACTCCAGTCAAATTTTTTAAAGTCATTTGGTTAACTCCATTGATTGCAAATGCGGTGAAAACACAATCAGTCATTACAACTATGCTCTCGACTGCTATTCCTGTTCTTGCAGATGTTCCTGCGTTGGCATAGAAGCCACCCATTCCGCTAATTTTCTCTAATGCTGTACTCATAATATTATATATAAATTTTTGTTTAAATTGTTGGAACTTGACATCTGTCGTTTAATTCCATTAAGTCAAGTGCTATGTCTAACTTCCATCCATTCACCACATCCGGAAAGCCCTCTCTAACTTGTCCGAAGTTTACATCGTATCTTACGTTGAAATAATCTTGGTAAATTGGGTCGCTTAATTCTGCGATTAAATCCCTGCCTATGCTTAACGTATCACTCAATACATCTATCTCATTACTATTGTCTGCTCGTTGAATGTCTAAAACATATAATGACAAATTCATTGTAAACATTCTTTCAGTCATTTGGCTATCGTTTATATCGCACCAAACCATCGTGTATTGTTCCTGCTCACTTGCACTTATATCTGTTATAGAACCAAAAACAAAACTATTTATTTGTAGATGATTGTTGCAGATTGTTCTTATTATGTTTAGTACCTGATTTAGTGTTATGAACTTCATTTTGTTGCTTTATAAATGCTTGTAATTTCTCGATGTTTGTCTTGTTAATTCCTTTGTTCATTAGCAGAATGTGCAACCTCTGCCAGTTACACTTGGACTTGTTTCTAAATCTGTGAAATTATATTGACCTTTGCAGCAACTATTGTCATCTAATAGCATACCACTTGTGTAATTAGATTGTTTTGCGTAGATGGTAGCTAAGTCTGAATTAGGTTGATTTAAAAACAAAGGATAAGTTGTATCATTCGCATATAAATACTTAGTTAATCTTTCAGCATACCACTCGGCTTTATTCTTTGCCCTATCCATTACCATCGTTAGTTCATCAATACTTGCAGGCTGCATATTATCCGCATTCTGCACCCCTACCGCCTTGTTGAAATACTTATAATTAATATTCAATGGTAACTCATAACGTACATACCAAATCATTGCAGGTGTGATGTATGTATCAAGTAATAATTTATACGAATTACTTAACGTGCCTGCTATAATCTTTGTCACAAAATCATTATACAATGCTGTTCCTAATATCGGTAAAATATAAAACGATTGCACATCAATTATCGTTGGTGTTACTACCTTCATATCTACATTATCTTGCAAGATTGATTCTTGTTTCAATGTTGCTTCGCTTAAAAATATTGCTTTTGCCATTATCTTATTTTCTTTACTAAAGATTGTTCCCATACGTGCCTACAAAAAGGCAAGTTTACATCTTGTTTAGGGTCGTGATACCATCCACCCCTCCGTCTGAAAGCATCGTAATTTGGTATTCCATAAATCGCCCCTAATTCTTGACCAATTTTATCTATATCATCCTTTGAAAAATAACGTGGATTTGCCATCATTGCTTCACAAAAAGGTCTACTTGTTCCACCTTTAACTAATGCAGGCGCATCGGGTCTTAAAACGTATCTATAACGGATATAAAGTTCTTGAAAACTTGGCACTACTTTTCTTGCGCCCGACCTTGTTAAACTTATCTTGCCTTCGCTGTCCAAATCAATCAAACCCTCATCCCCTAATGCTGTTAAACTTTCAATGATTGAAGTCTTATCTGTCTTTAAAATCTTTGTTAAATCTTCAATGGTTATATTAGGTGTTTTCTGCACTAAATCTAACACTCCATTATCTTGTTTAGTCAATGCAAATTGCTGCGTACTAAACATAAATTTTTTATGCTTAATGCTTACAAAATTCTCAATAGGCTCTCCATATTTTGAAAAGATACTAAAGTCTAAATCATCATCTGCTATTTCATCGTGTTCACACTTTGAGAATTGTGCAGGACTATCTGTTGGTAGTATTGCATCGGCTGCTAATGGTGGTTTATTAACTATACCTCTAATCTCATCTTGACTTAATGAAGATAACACCTTGTTCGCTA